CAGGCACACTTAGAGTTGTTAGGTTGCTTACGGGAGAGGAATTAATTGGTCTGGTCAAGGATGTGTCCCAACACGAAATTAGCATACGAATGCCAGCCCTCATGGAGAATTATGCAACTAAGACTCCTGAAGGTGATATCATGGAATTCGTCAAACTTGTAAATTATCTTTACAACATCAAAGGATTTGAAATTTTGGTTCCTCGTAACTCCATAGTCTATATGGGGACACCCACAGATGAACTGACAGCAATGTATGAGGCATACTTGGTGTTAATTCAAGACAATCCAAAGTCAGCAATTGCACCAAACAATGTTTATGGTACGGGAAATCAGCAAGGTTTGGAACTTTTAAATGATCTTTTCAACAATGATGATTTTGTTGGATTTATTAATGATTTAATGGAAAATTTTGAGGCTGCTGGTGTTGATTTGGGAGATGATGAAGAAGAGGAAGCCGATGTAGAATCGTTTATAAGCCCCGAGGAGGAAGAAACGCCTCCGAAGCCACCCAAGCGAAAGAAACGCCGTAAAACGAAACCAGAGACTAATAAGATGCCTTATAAACCGGAGAGCCCTCCAGAAGATCCGGAAAGTTGGTCAGACAACCCCAACGACTATCTTTAACGATCTTCTTTCAAGTTTGATGGAACTGCATCTTCACCATCAATCCACATGTCGTAGTATGAATATTTGAAACTGCATGTGGCTTTTTGAATTACGGCATCACTACTATCGGCCTGAAATACTAAGCCATTTAATTTTACTGGTATGATGTAGTGAAAGGTTGTTTGCAATATAGAGCAATTATTTGATGGATCAAAAAGATACAAGTTTGCTGAGTGATGCCAATCTTGATACATCAAATTGTGATCGATATCATTTTGAATATTTGTAATATTTCGAATCCAAGAATACAAATTTTTCCAGTTTGTCAGATCGGAATCCACAATGAATTCAACATTTAATAATTCAAAGTTTGCACTCATGGTGGGAACAGGGATAGTCACACCAAGAACCGTTGGTTGATTTTGATCAGGAACTGCGATTCCCGGTAAATTTGCACGCTGACACATGAGTTCCATCTGTTTGGTACCACGACCAAAAATTAGACGAAAGTAACTGTTGTATAGTGGATTAATATTTGATGAACAAATGCTCATAGAAATATTTATGGTAAAACAAAAACCTCCCGATTTCTCGGGAGGTTTTCGAAGGTTAGGTTAACTTACCAATCAGAGGGTATTGCCGTGGAGATTCTTAACGTTGGTCAAACGGTAGTATTGGTTTAGACCTGATGTTAGTGTCTCGCCGTCTGGTTGACCGTTGCTGTTGAGAACGAATGGGTTTGCAACGACACCGTAACGGGTCTTGAAGGCAATGCGTGGTTGGAAAGTGTTGGGATCAACTGCACGGACCATTTGTAGCGGTACGTATGGGCAGTAGAACAGACCAGCATCGTATGGAGACTCGCCCTTATAGCCAGTGACGAAGAAGTTCATTCCGACTGGGCTATATGGGTCGATGTATACGCGGATCTTGCCAGAGAGGATACCAGCAAAGGTGTTTTGGGTATCATCAGCATTGATCTGAGGAGCGATGGCGGGGCTGAGGCTCATGAAGCCAGACATGGCTAGAGCAGCAGCGGTATCGCTGTCACAGATGATGAAGTTACCCTTGCCACGGCGGGTTTCCTTGGCGATGGCGTTGCACTCACGTTCGATTTGGAAGCTGAGGCCACGGAAGCGTTCAGCAGACCAACGACCGTCTGAGTCAACATCAAGATCGTATGTGCCCATGTTGGCAAGATCGGGTTGTTGTGAACCTGTCTTGGATACGAAGTAGATGGTGCGGACGATCTCGCGGTTGATCTCAGCGAGAATTTCTGTGCTGAGGAGGTTGGCGAGTTCGGCTTCAGCGTCTAGACCGTGAACAGCCTTGAGGTCTTGAGCCAATTCGACTGTGTAGTTGCTAGCAAGAGCGCGAGTCTTGGCTTGGACAGCAACGCGGTCGATTGAGAAGGCCATTTGGTTCCATGTGCCGTAACCAGCAGCACCGTAGTTCTTGGAAGAACCACCACCGATACCTTCGCCTTGAGCAGTCAAGATACCACGGAGGGCATTGATTGCATTAGCGGCCTTGTAGGTGGATGAAGCTTCAGCAGCATAGTTCCAACCAGCGGAGAGACCCTTGCTGTCGCGGAAGGCGGCGTCGTAGGTCCAACCTGAACCACCGAATGCGGATTGTGGCTCTTGGAACATGGCTTCAACTGTGCTGGCGTATGTGCCAGGTTGATTGCCTTGTAGAGCGTAGTTGGCGCGCATGGCGAAGATGAGGCCAGTTGGGGCGGTCATTGGTTGAACGCCACAGATGTCATAGGCCATCAAGTTTGGCATGGAGCGACGAACCAACGAGATGAGCACGGGATCATAACCAGCAACACTTGGTGTGTTGGTGTATGATGTGGGCATGCCCAAGTTGTTGGAGCTCATGTCTTCGGTCAAGTGTTGTGAACGAAGAGATTGCTCTTGGTTTTCTAGAAGGACGGCAGTGACTTTCTTGCGATAGTCATCTTGAATCTTGGGGAGTGCATCGTGGCCGAGCACGGGTTCCCATTTTTCTGTTAAAACGTCATATGGTGTATTTTCTGCGAATTGCATTTTAGTGTTTTCTCCTGTGAGTAAAAATATTTAGTAATAGTGAAATTTAGACCTTTTTGTTTAGTCTACCCAACGCACCGACGTAACCTTCTACGAGGGTAGTCGGGGCAGTTTTGACTGGTGCAAATGTTTGCTCAGGTTCAACGGCTTGAACTGGAGCGCGACTTGCGGTGTTTAGATAATTTTCCTTGATGGCTGTGAGTTTGTCGCGGTATTCATCAACTGAACCGAAAGAAACATTTTCCATTAGGTTTTGAAGTTTGGCGATTTGAGTGTCTGCAAGGTCTCTTGTCTCAGCGACAAAGATTCCAGCACATTCAGTCAATTCGACTTGCTTCTTTAGTTCGATGCTGATATTTACGGCCTCGTTGAGTTTTTCTTCCAACTCACGGTTTTGTCCGTAAAGTTCATCAAGAACATTGTACTTCTCATTGGGAACGTCGATGTAGTGGTTCTCAAAGAGATTCTTTAGACCACTGATGAAGTTCTCGGCAATTTGAGTCTTGATGCCTTGTTCAACGGCGACAGCGTTCTCTGTCATCCATTCTTCAACTACGTAGTCAAGATAGTCATCTACCTTCTCTACGAGTGATTCTGTGACGTTCTCAAGGTATTCCTTGACGTTGCCGTCAACACCTTGAACGATGTGAGAAACAGACTTTTCAACTCGGTCATTGACTGCGGCTTCAAAGATTGCCTCTAGTTTGCTGACGAGTTCTTCTGAAGCGACTTCTTCACCAAGCAATGAAGAAAGAGCAGCGCGGAATTGTGCGCGGGCTTCTGCGATCATTTCTTGATCTTCGACACTCTCTTCGACTTCGGTGGCTTCTTCTTCTTCTTCTGTTTCCTCTGTCTCCTCTTCCTCTCCGGAAGATTGAGCAGGAGCAGACATTGCTGGCGCGGCCTTACCCATCATGCCCATTGAGTTGGGAACGATTGGAGCAGGAACGCCGGGAACGGCAACAGCGCCCGTGGCAACGGGAGGAGCAGTCATTGAGCCCCTTCCTGTTCCATCGACGGAACCTCTGCCGGTTGCATCGTAATCGCCTAGACCCATGGCTTGCATGGCGGCTTCTGAGATAGTTTGTTTCTTATTTGTCATATTAAAAGGATCCTTAAGTGTAAAATTATTTATACTCTAAAAATATTCAATGTTATGGTATATTTAAATTTCTTGCTTTTTGTTTTATTTCAGTACTTCGAATTTTTTTACCTAATTCTTCATCTTCCATTTCTTGTCTACTTCTTCTGTCGATTTTTTTCTTTCCAGGAAGATAAATTGGAACCCAAGGACTTCCCATTCCTTTTGTTTGAAGAAGCATTTGATTTCTTCCGACTTCTGCAACCTGTGCATCTACTAAAGATTTGCCAGTAAGATCTTCAATTTGTCCACCCAATTGTTGGGCCATAGAACCTAATTTTCCACCAACTTTCCCAGCCATTGAACCAAGCCATGCTGCCAATGCACCCCCAGCATACATTCCAGCCCCACCCCACATAGCATCCTCATCATCACTGTCTCCAAACATTATTCTTTTTGTTTTTTCTATTGATGGGCTTTTATATTGATCTTTTTTAACTTTGCGGAATCCGGTTCCACCACCAATTCCAAAATTTGCAGTTGGATTTATGCTGTTGGATCCTGTTGTTTTTAAATTTCCAAAACTAGTCATTTTATTGACATAATCTTTATCTTCCGCCATATATTTTTGGCGGTATTCCCGAATGTTCTCAAAAAGACATTCATCTTTGTTGCTTTGAATTTTTGATTCAAGCAACTCAGCCATGTAATTTTTGGTATCGTCGGGAACTCGGATGATCATGACAATTTCTTGAAATAGTTATTGAAGACCTTTACAATGTTTTCTTGTAGATCTCTTTTGGAAGAATTTTTGATGAGTTTGACGGATTGCTCACGATCTCTTTCAGTCCACATTCCGTTTTCAAAGACCCATTCCTTGCCTTCCATGATTCCATTGACGAAAGCATTTGGAGCCGAAGGATCTGCAACAATGTCGATTGCGGCAAGCATGAAGTCTTCTTGAACTTCTTGATAACCGTTCTTGGCGCGAAGTGAACCCATTCCACGGGTGGAAACACCAAGTTGAGCACCTTCATCAATCAGGTTCTTGACGATTCTTCCCATTGGGGTGTCAAGGACTTTTGCCTTTCCATAGACATTCTTGCCATCCTCATGGAGGGTCTTGATCATGTGCGAAACTCGGTCAAGATTGACTGTTGGGCCTGTTGGGTGATTCAATTCTCCCATTGCACGGCCCTTTTCAACATACTCGGTAATATAACGACCACATTCCTTCTTGAGTATGCCGCTTGGATAGACTCTGCCGTTGCGGTTCTTTACATCAGATTGCATGA